CTGGGCCTGTTCGGGGAAACTATTGATTTAGATAGATTAATTTCTACACCTAAATCTTTAGCTACTTGAAGATAAATCTCAGCCAAATCTTTATCAAATATGACCAAGTCGTCTCCAAGGATCTCATAATTTTCTTCCCATCCTCTTCTTCCTAATAAGAAAGAACAGTATTGAAGAATCCAATGATGAGTTACAGCTAACATAGCCCATGATGAATAAGCCCCCATTGGTTGTCCAACAGAATATTTTACCGTCCTTATATCACCTTTGTACGTATCGGGAACATAATAATCCCGTGAAACTAAGAGGTTAGCTCAAAGCTTACCAATTTGTTTAACTAGTATTAAATCTAGAATACGTCATTGAATTGATATAGGAAGACGATCAGTGGCCGAACTAAGATCAAAAGAATATGCTTTTCCAGATACTTTAGATTTTGAAATACTTCTTTTCACAGAAGCATCTTGATCGAAAGTACCATCATTAGGAATTAAACGAAGTAATTTGAATAATTCATTATGGAGTGGTTTAAGTATATTTTGAGTTCAAAAATCGACCATTGCAAATACTCTTAACTTACCAGCAGCTTCCTCTTTAAAGCTTAATTGACCTACTAAGCCACTGTAATTAGTCTTCTTATGGGATGGTACTCAAATGTTTCCATTTGCGTATACCCCATTAGTTAACTTATTATTAGGAGCAATAGTATTTCATTTAGTCTCTAAAAGAGGATAAATCCCATCTGTAATATCCATTAATGAGTTGAAAACCGAATTAATATAACTATTTCCTACTATTTTAAGGTAATCATCAATAAAATATGATAAACCTGTAGAACGTAGTAATATTAAATCCGTAATCATCCCATGTCATGAAGTATTATTAGATGGAGAAGCTGTTTGTATGAACGACAATTTGGACGGGTATAGATTTTGATTTAAAACTCAGTTATTATAACCATTTAATGGTTTAAAGTAATTACTGAATAATCTATTTTCTATAAACGTCTCAATGTAGCTTAAACTATCTCTATTTCCATTAAAAGGATCAGTAATACTTGCGAGTTTCAATTCGTAAGTACTTTCTAATACCCTATAAATGGAGAAAACCGATAGTCAAAATTGGATAGTTGGTTTGTGACCGTTTTGAATCTTTTTCCGATCCCCTTTATGAATAATAGCCGGAAGGCCATTAATCACTCTAGGAAAAGGTAAATTATTCTGAATATCACGAAGAGAATGTACACGGTTATCTCCACAATAACGCTGTAATGAAACATAGCAAGCTTTTAGTCATTTAATACTAAAATCTGAACCATGGTTCTTATACATCTTTATTATGAAGAGTGTAAATGAAAAGATAAGTTTGCTTCGCACAGGTACAAGAGATGACCTTCCATAAATTAAAAGAATTAATTTCTTTAATTTAGGGGAAATCCCTTCCCAAACTTTTGGGACCGGAAACATCTTCGATACTTGCGATCCTACTGGCCTTAATAGACTAAGTAAATTAAAATATGAATTTTTCATGTTTTGTTTATTTTGTTGTATTAAAGTCCGTAGTCGGACCTCCCTAATATAACTATACTAAAAAGAGCTTTATTAAAGCTAAATAGTTTATTATATACCACCTACTTGTAGTAATCATGCAACTTATCCAGTCTAAATGCGATATTTTAACTTCTTTGAGAGGTTCATTTATCCAGAAAGCTTGATGAGGCTCATCATTACATGTACAAGTAACTAATATATAATAATTGCTATTTATGAATCTAATCAAAATAGATTACTTAAATAAAGATTAATTTAATATATTATAAAGGGGGCAACCACAGATTCCAG